GCCTATGTGGACATTGACAATGCGCGCTACGGGATCGTCCGCGACATGCTGGGCCCGCAGGACGCGATCAACAAGGCGAGAAGCAAGGCCGTCCATATCCTGAACGTCGCCAAGCTGCGGGTCGATCCGGGCGTGATCGACATTGACACGGTCAGGACGCAGTGGGCAAAGCCAGACGGGATTATAGAAGCGCGCGAGGGGCAGATCGAGGAACTGGGCGACCGGAACCTTGCGCCGGGCCACCTCGAGCTGCTGCGCGACGCCAAGGAAGAAATGCGCCGGCAAAGCCCGACGCCTGGCATTGTCGGCCGGCAGGGGGCGAGCCAGTCGGGTCGTGCCATTCTCGCCGAGCAGCAGGCAGGATTGACGGAACAGGCCCCGCTATTGGCGCAGTTCGACGACTTCACGCTGCGGGTCTATCGGGCCTTCTGGGACGCAATCAAGCAGTTCTGGACTATGCCCAAGTGGGTCCGGGTAACGGACGACGAGCAGGCGCCGCGCTTTGTGGGCCTCAACGTGCCCCAGCCCATGGTGGACCCCATGACCGGCATGCCGCAGGTCGATCCCATGACGGGACAGCCCATGGTGCAGCTGCAGAATGCCCCGGCTGAAATGGACGTGGACATAGTGATCGACAGCACCCCGGACACGGCGGTCATTCAGGAAGAGCAGTTCCAGCGTCTGGCTGAACTGGTGCAGGCGGGCATGCCGATCCCGCCCGACGTGCTGATCGAAGCAAGTTCCTTGCCCAAGAAGCGCTTGCTTCTGGACAAGCTCAAGCAGTCGCAGGAACAGCAGGCGCAAATGGCCCAGCAGCAGCCCAATCCGGCCATGGTGCAGATTGAGGCGGAAAAGGAAAAACAGGCGCTGATCCTCATGGCCAAGCGGGAACAAATGGCCATGGACGCCGAAGCCCAGCAGGCGCAAATGGAACGCCAGCAGCAGGCCGAAGCCATGAAGCATGAGCGGGACATGCAGTTGGCGCAGTTCAAGTTCGTCAGCGACCGGCAAGGCCACGTCAACACCATGCGCGAGGCCAGCATGAAGTCCAGCATTCGCGCCCGAGCGACGGCAGAACCCATGGAAGGCGACGACATGGAAGGGCCTGAAATCAGCTACCTGACACCGGGTGAAGAAGCCATGGTGGCGGCGCAGCAGCAGACGGCGCAGGCCATTATCGCGGTGCAGGCGCAGACGGCGGAAGTCATGGCGCAGAACGCACAGGTCATGGCCCAAGCGGCGGACGGGATCGGGCAGGCAGCGCAGGCGATTGCACAAGTGGCCGGTGTCATGGCTGCGCCCAAGCGTTTGGTCAAAGACCCGCGCACGGGTGAGAAGCGGGTGGAAATCGTGACGGGGTCTGTAAACTAATGGCCATTCAGCTATCGACAGCGGTGCGCAATGCGCGCCTTGACGCGATTGAAACGACGGTCGGGACCAGTGCGATCATTCGTATCCGCACGGGGGCTGCCCCTGCCAACTGCGGAACGGCTGACAGCGGGACCATTCTGGCGGAACTGACACTGCCCAGCGATTGGCTTGCCAACGCTTCCGGCGGCACGAAAGCCTTAGCCGGAACCTGGCAAGACCTGTCGGCCAACAACACGGGCACGGCGGCGCATTTCCGGCTTTACGACAGCCTTGGCACGACGTGCCACATGCAAGGCACGGTCACGGCGACGGGTGGCGGCGGGGACATGGAAGTATCCAGCACGTCCTTCACGGCGGGGCAGTCCTTCACGATCAATACCTTCACGCTTACCGACGGGAATGCCTAATGGCTGACAACGTAGGCTATACGCCCGGATCGGGTGCCACCGTTGCTGCCGACGATATTGGTGGCGTGCTTTACCAGCGGGTGAAGATTGCAGCCGGGGCGGACGGCGCGGCGACGGACGTTAGCAGTGCCAATCCCTTGCCAATCCAAGCGTATGGCGAACTTACGGAAGCCATCGAAGCCCTGCGCATGGCGGTGCAGTCCCTGACCCGCACGCAAGGCATGGCCATGCCGGATACGGCAGGCAGGCTGCGTGTGCTGGCTGAGAACCCGACAGCAGCCAACTTGCAGGCTACGGCAACGATTGCGTCGGGCACTGTGACGACCGTAAGCACGGTGACGACCGTCTCGACGGTGACCAACCAATCCCAGGCGGGAACCTTCGCCATGCAGGACCACATTCCTGCCCTCATGCATTTGCAGGCAGATAGCCTGCGTAGAAACATAGCGGTGACGTAATGGCCACGACCAATGGCAATCGGAAAATCCTCGACCTGAAGCGGTGGGAGTTCTGCACCCCGGCCCCGCAGGCCACGGGCGCTTCTCACCTGATCGTTTCCTCGCGGCATTATCGCCAGCAGCAGTTGCTGGTGACCGCCACGACCAATGCGCAGCTTTACAATCCGAACGAAGACGGTTGGATTGCTGTCCCGTCTCCGGCCCTTGCGACCTTTGCCGCCGGGGCGTGCGGGACGGCGGGTTCGTTCTCGACCGGCTCAACGGCGGGTGCTTCGTCCCTGACCGCAACGGCGGGTTCAACGACGACAATCACGACGAACCAGACCCTTGCGCGCGACCTTCGCGGCTACAGCGTTTTCTTCGTCGGCGGAACCAATGCTGGCAAACTCAAGACCATTGCCAGCAATACGATTGGCGCCAATGCTGTTATTACGTTTGACAGTGCGGAGGCGGTGGCTTTCGACGCGACCAGCCAGTATCGCCTGAAGACGCCTGTTTTCTTTGTCTTCGGCGGTGGTACGCTTGCCTCTGGTTCATTCAAGCGATACGACTTCGCCACCAATTCATGGGTGACGCTGGCCAACACGGGCCTGCCCGCCAGCTTCGGCACGGACGGAAGGCTTGTGGCCACACCGGCGTGGATTGACAGCGGGTTCAAGTCTTTCGCGACAGGAACTGCTACGGCGGGCGCTTCGACCACGCTGACCAATTCAGCGAAGGCGTGGACGACCAACCAGTGGACGAACTACCAGCTTCGCATTACGGCGGGAACGGGTGCGGGCCAGATTCGCACGGTGGCGTCAAATACCGGAACCGTGCTGACGGTCGGCAGTGCGTGGACGACCACGCCGGACGCGACAAGCCAGTACAGCCTCGAAGGCAATGACGACTTCCTGTATCTCATGGGCAATGCTGCGGTCACCATGTACCGATATTCCGTGTCGGGAAATACATGGACGACGCTTTCACCCGCTTCTGCCCGTGCAGCAGCCCCTGGTCTTTCGGCGGGGGGCAGTTGGGTGCATTCTGTCTCGGCCACGGATTGGAACACCGAAAACAGCATTCTGAACGGACGCTATATCTATTCATTCCGTGGCGGTGCAGCAGCGGCCCTTGACCGCTATGACATTGCCGGGAACACGTGGGCTGCAATTACCTATGCCCCGGCAACGGAAACATTCACGACCGGTACGAAGTATGCGTACAACAAGGACTATCTGTATCTGCAGAAGGACGCGACGGGCCGCTGGTTCCGCTTTGACGTGGCGGCTCAAAGCATGGACGGCTGGACGACCATGCTCTATCCGAATGGCGCTGCGGTCATTGGTGATACTGCATTCGACGTAACCTACAAGGACGGGGCGACGGAAATCGACTATATCTACATGGTGCTGAACACGAGCGCCGTCATGCTTCGACAGATGGTGATTTGACATGAGCGTGGAACAGTTGATTGACCTGTGCCGCTCGCGGTTGGCGCACCTGACGCAGCTTCGCACCTCGGCGGTATCGCTGGGCGACGTGGAACAGATTACGGACATCGACAACCGCATTGACGATACGCAAACGACGCTCAACCAGTTGTTGACGCTCGTCTGAAGGCTAGGCTTCCATGACGCTTCTCACGCTGCTTGGACCGCAGGCAGCGGGAAGCGACATCAACGGCTCGCTGTCGAAGACCTTGGGGGCGGTGACGCTTTCGGGTTCCGGCACGCTGGCCAATGGCCTGACAGGCACGCTGTCCTCAACGCTGGGCACGGCCACGCTGTCAGCCTCGGGCACCTTGGCGGCGGGCCTCACCGGCACGCTGTCGAAGACCTTGGGCACGCTGACCCTTGTGTCAGACGGCACGCTGACGGGCGGCGGTCTATCGGGAAGCCTGTCGGCCACGCTTGGGCTGTTGACGCTATCGGCCACAGGAACGCTGTCAGGCGCGCCAACACCTCCCGTGGACGAAGGCGGGTCAAAGGGTGGGTGGGACCCCTATGCCTACAAGCGCCGCAACAAGCGGCGGGACAAGATCGAAGACGTTCGCCAGTTCATGGCGGACATTCTGGGGCGCGACCTTGAAGACGCCCCGCCTGAGATTATCGAACAGGCCGAAGAAGCCAAGCAGGCCGCACGCGAAGTGCTGGCCCTTGCGCCGACCGGCCTTGATACCGACGCCCGCACGGCTCTTGTGCAGGCATTGGACGAAATCAACGAATTCTATCGGCTCGTGCGTGAACGTGTGCGCCTGGCACGCGAAGCGGACGAAGACGAGGACGAGGACATGTTGCTGTTGCACTGACAGCAGACACGGGCCGCCGCCGTAGGAACGGGCGTTCACAAGTGCCGCCGACTTAGACGGGCGTACACCCAAGGAAAGACATGACAGACGACAAGCTCTCGTTCCTACGGGACGAGCAAGGACGTTTCGCGCCGAAAGAAGACATGCAGCCCGCGCCGGAAGCCACTTCTGCGCCGCCTGCCAACCCTGAGCCGCCGCCTTCAGCGCCCGCTCTGGAAAGCCAGACCACAGCCCCGGTTCAGCCGGTGGGTGCGCCCGTACAGCCACCGCCCGGATACATACCCATGGCCGCTGTCCTGGACGAACGCGAAAAGCGCCAACGCCTCGAGCGCGAACTCGAAGAGTATCGCCGAAAGGTGGAAGCGGCTGAAAAGCCCCAGCAGTTGATTGACCCCATTGCAGACCCGGACGGCTTCAATCGCCAACTGGAAACGCAACGGGCACGTGACCGCTGGGAAATCATCACGTCGATTAGCCATGCCACGGCCTCGCGCCAGCATGGGGCTGAAAAGGTCAAGGCTGCGGAAGAGTGGCTTGCAGGTGAACTG